GCGTTGGATTTAGCTTCTCTCTTCAAGAGCCTCGGTACTCAGCCTAAGTTGCGAGACTCGATTTTTAGTCTTACAACCGCGGCTAAGAACATCCCAAATGAGTACTTGTCATACCATTTTGGATGGAAGCAGCTTTACAAGGATGTTATGGACTTGTTGGCGCTGCCAGAAAAGAGTAGTAAGAAATACTCATTTCTTATTAAGCGAGCTGGTAAGCCAACAACTTTTCGATTTAAACGGGTTATCCCGTTTAGATCGAGTGAAGGCGTCCCCGGCTTCGATTATGATACGTCCGTGTATGAGTATGGGGTAACCCAAACTAATGCATGTGAAGGAGAAGTCGAGCTCCGCATGGTTATAAATGCGGTTTTCGATTTTCCACCTGTCAATGGCGTATCATTCAAATCTGGTCGACTCTTTGACCGGATTGGTGCAGTTCCTCGTCCGACGGATATTTATAATCTTATCCCTTGGACTTGGCTTCTTGATTGGTTTACTGGCCTTGGTAACTATGTCGAGTTAATCGACAGCATTAACAGGGACAATAGCCTGATCAATTGGGGTATGATGACTGCCGTTGCTAAAGGCAAGATCATATCCAACTACAAATCGAAAGTCGATAACCGTAGCTATCTGATTGAGGATTTCGTGCCCGGATATCAGGAGACTATTAGCACGTCTCTTAATAACCACACTTCTGTCCTCGAGTACGAGTTTCGCACTCGTAAGGATCTAGCTACAGTCCTTGATGTGAAAACTACTGCTAAACCGGATCTTACCGTGTATCAGCAGTCCATTCTCGGAGCACTTCTTGCCCAGAGAGCGGATCATACTACTCCTAGGACATTCCGTCCGAAGAGCTAAATCATTTTCACAAGGAGACGTCTATGCTTGCCGATCCAGTGGTCGTAACAGCCGCGAGTCCTACCCCCGAGCTCACGCTTTCAATCGTGAAGCAAGATGGGTACGGCTCGGAGCGGAAAGATGGTCCGAACGGATATTCGGTTCTGACCAATCATTCCTATCAGAAGGGAGGCGGTGACAAACACTATGTCCAAATGACATCGAGTTTGAACGCCGAAGACCCCTTCTCGGGATCGACGCGGAAGCAAACTGCTTCCGTTTCGATCACTATCGTTCGCCCAGCCTTCGGGTTTGATGACACAGCAATGGTTGCGCTGGTCACCGCACTTCGAGACTATGTGTACGATAGTCAGGTCACACCCGCGAAGCTCCTGCAATTCCAGTCCTAACCATCTTGAAGGAGAGACATAATGTCTATCCGGGATGGTTATTATTCGGACTTGTTGGTTGCTTTTGTGCTTCGTTCTGGGCTGTTCCTTGGGATTGTGGCAATTCTTGCCATGGTCCTGTCAGGGTGCAGCCGGAGCGGTCCACAGGACATACTACCAAGTATGCCCGCGGTAAACCCTCAAATTGCTGAGGGCGGAGAGGACAGTCAGACTCGGAATCAGATACCTCAAAGAGGATGTGATGAAAAGTCCGATAGCTCTCTTAAGAGACCTCTTCTCTGATTTGAAGAGGTTGAACCCTGGTGTGAAAGGCCTCGATCGTGATTTTCAAACGATCGAGTCAAGGTTCGAAAACGAGGGCTTTGGTTTCCTAGCCAAAGCCTTACCATCTTTTGATGACGCCCTTCTTCAAGGACTATCATCAGGATGGTTCACCTGCCCCGTTGGCCTTAAGAAAGTCAAAGGGGGAGCAATCCCGAGATTTCTCTCAGGTATGCTCAGTGAGGTTTTCGATCCGTTCACTGGGAAACTTAAAGACGACGTTGACTTTGGTGTACTTAAAAGCGTGCACCAAGTTCTTCGTTTCTTTAAGAAAACTCAGCTCTCTGCCAAAGATGAAGAGTATCTTCATCAGAAAGCCGTGGATGAGTTTTACCAATGCGATGAGCGCGCAAGTAGGGTTGAAATACCCGACAGGCACGACCATCTCATTGGCCGTGTTTGTAAGTCGATCTTAAACACCCTCAACTCTAAGGATGTCCAAAATGCGAAATACAAACATGGTCCCGGTGCCGTCAAAGAAGGTTACAGAGCGAACGAGAAGTTCTCGGCGCTCTATGAAGCAATCGAGAGTGATTGC